GGTACGTCGAGTTCGTCGGCTGGTGTACAAGGAGTGTTTGGAGTTGAGCTTTGCGGAGGATTGGCACATACGTTTCCGGATTTAGCATCTTTGCAAAGTGGAATTGAAGCTACAGGAGAATTGGATAATGCAAAGTTAAGAATTGGAATGAGGGAGTTGATTTTGGAATTACAAAATACATCGGTTCTTATGACAGAGGGTGCATATACATTTAATGTTGAAACCGGGGCTGTACCTGCTCATACATATAGTGATGGAAATCATATATTTTTGACGGTGTATCATTATGTTGCGATACATGATATTGGAGATGACAGTGGAGCAACTGATATCAATGCACATTTCAGTGTAGCATTTAACGATGAAGGACCTATGCAACCGCCTTTGGATACTGCAGTAGCATCGACTGCTATTAATATATCACCATTTGATGTTCCTAGTTTTTTGCATCAGTTTAAGATATTAGATGTGAAAGAGTTTATGATAGGCCCTGGTCAAAGTGTTAGATTACAAATAAGAAGGAATAATTCAGTTGAAATACAGGGAACACGGATTCGAGACAATGCGTACATTAGTGGTATAACAGAAGGATATCTATGTTGTTTTCATGGAGAGTCGTCATCAGGGACAGGAGAATCACAGTCTGCTAATATGGCTAGAAAGATTACTAAGAGGTATCATTTCCATCACGTTGTTGATGATGTTGATCAAATTGGACAATAAACGGCCAACCTCTTTGGGGGGTTTGGGGGGCGAAGCCCTCCCATAGATCGATAAGAATAGATTATTATATTTATCTTAGCTGAGGGGGTCGAGAAGCGATCGAGGGAGGGGACTGGGGCCCCCCCTCGTTATGTATATTATGTATAGTAGACCAAGTGTAGTTTGGCATATAGAACACAAATTTTTATTGTGTTATTGCATTTCTGCGATGACATTAATTCTTCTAAGCAAAGGTGTTAAGTCATTGTTAGGGACTCGCTTGTACCAAGTTTCGGGGGGCTGGTTACTGGTGATGTAAATTCTTGTTGAAGTGATTTCGCGATAGGATCCTTTGAGCTGCACGGAGAACGGGTAGCGATCGAGTAAGCGGAGCATAAATGACCAGGGGAGCCACCCGTAAAAGTCGTCAATAATGATTGCGTCTTGTCCGGTGTAACCGTCCCACCACACTGCGTGCGTTTGATCCCCCTTGGAAACGAAGTACGCGTCTTCACCTGCTTCTTCAAGGGCACGGCGCGTTTTCCCAGATCCTGAAGCACCCCAGTATACGCTGACCTCCATTGGCCAAGTTCGTTTTCCAACAGCGGAATTTCGAATTCGATCAATCGCCTTATGGTATTTAAGGAACTCATTTGGGTGGTCCTCAATGAGTATAGCGTCTGTCTTAAGTTCTTTAATTGAAGTGATAAAGGATTGTATATCTGATCGTGCTCCAGGTAACGACACTGTCCCTCGTTCATAAGGACCTCGTACACGAGATTCTTCTTTTGAACAATAGGCGATACACTGTTGAGGTGAACCGCGTGCGACTTCGTAATGGCCTCTGTTGCTGAGTAACCTTTTAACTTGTGTAAGGGTCTTGCGTACGGGGAACTGTACGTAACCTTGAATATGTAGAGTGTCAACTTGTTCGAACTGATAAATTATAAAAGTTACTTCAACATTGTCTAATGTCTGAGCATCTTGGTCAGTAGGCGTGTTGATTGTAAAAACCCAGTTTTTAGCACTCATATCCGAGGTTGGTGAAATAGTATTACCACCAACCTTGGGGAAGTATATTTATATCAGGGGCCCCACCCACGCGACTACCCCCGATTTATTTAGAGTGGGTTCTGCTAAAGGCGCAAAATTAGGAGGGTGGTCCGTTAGTAATTTATTTTTATAATGCCGAAGCGCAAGCGTGGAAACTTTTATACGAAAGGACGTGTACCTAAACGTTTTAAAAGTAGTAGACGTTTTAGAACGAGAAAAAATACTGGCAGCAAGAAAAGTTTAACTCAATATCATGAAGTTAAAAGCAGTTTTAAAGCTAGAAGGATGAGTCGACGCAAAATGCGAGAGTTAAAGTTCGCTAAGCGAGTGAAAAAAGTTATTGCGAAAAGTAGTGGATTGAAAGTTGCGTATATACCTGAGATAGGTACGTCGAGTTCGTCGGCTGGTGTACAAGGAGTGTTTGGAGTTGAGCTTTGCGGAGGATTGGCACATACGTTTCCGGATTTAGCATCTTTGCAAAGTGGAATTGAAGCTACAGGAGAAT